AAAAATGCAACTGGTATTGGGTAAACGAATGGTATAAAGCTACACTCATCAAGGATGATATACTTGTAGATTGGGGCCCTATAGAGTTTCAGTCTAGATCCCCTTATCAACTTTCTGAAGGTAACCATAATTTTGTAGGACAATATTACAATACTAACCAAGGTCAAGTTCATTCATTAATAGATGTAATAAAACCTCTTGACTACTCTTACGATATTGCTTATTGGAAAAGAGAACAAGAGATTGCTGCTAACTTTGGAACAATGACTTTCTATAATGCATCTATGGTACCTCATGGGTGGGATGCAGAGAAGTGGCTTAACTACGCAATAAAGAAAAAACTAGCGCCTTTAGATCCTACACAAGAAATATTAAAAGGCCCATCACAAAATAAATCTGCAGGAGTATTTAATACCCTAACTGCTACTGCTATACAATCACAGGCATATCAGGATATAAGATTATACACTGAGATTATGATGTCGCTCGAAGATCAAATGGCTAAGGTAACGGGAATTAACAGACAAAGAGAAGCCCAAATAAGTCCTTCAGAAACTGCTACTGCTACTCAAGTAGGATTCCAGCAGTCTTCAGCTATAACAGAACCTTTGTTCTATAAGCAGTCTGAGTTTGAAAAAAGAGCACTAACACTATTACTAGAAAAAGCTAAGTACTTGTATAGTAAGTATCCACAGAGTGGTCAGTATGTATTTGATGAAATAGGGCTTGAGATGATTCAAGACTTTTCTGAGATATCAGAATCTCATATGGATATATATGTAGCAAACTCAGGCAAAGAGTTAACTCTACATGATACACTAAAACAAGTAGCAATGGCAGCTGTACAATCAGGGCAAGCCACTATGAGTGATATGGTAGCAATACACCTTGGAGATTCTACACAAGACCTTGTTAGAAAATTAGAAACATCTTCTGAAAGAATTTCTAAACAACAACAAGAGTCTCAAGCTCGTCAAATTGAAGCAGCGTCAGAAGAAGCTGAAAAGGAAAGACTGTATAAGCAGTACAAAGATGAGATGGATTGGAATCTAAAGAATAGAGAACTAGATATTAAAGAAAATAATTTAGCAGCTAAAGACAACGATACTAATAGAAATGCTATAAAAGATGAAGTAGAATACGAAATGAAGCAGCTAGAAGTAGAAGAGAAACGAACTTCCACAGATAAAAAGCTAGCATCTAAATCAACAGAGGCAGACAAAGAAAGACAGTTAAAAAGAGATATAGAAAGAATGAGACTCTCCAATAAACTTAAAACAAGTAAATAATGACTCCTGTAGAAGCGTATAATGAATTAGAGGCTTTACTATTAAAATTAGATCAGAACAAAAAAAAGCCATTAGAAGGTTTTAATTTTAGAGTTAATACCCTAAGACTACTTGGACTTGCTATACAAAAAGCTAATACCTCAGGCCCTGGCGGAGATTTAGAGTGGGGTGATATTGGAGGAACTTTATTAGATCAAACTGATTTAAAAAATGCATTAGACGGCAAAGCCCCTTTAACGCATACTCACCTAGGAACACAAGTTGCGCATGACAATAATACAAGTGGCTTAACTGCGACTAATGTGCAGGCTGCAATAACAGAACTAAAAACTTTAATAAACGCAGTCCCTGCTTTGACAGATGGGGATAAAGGAGATATTACTGTAAGTTCTTCAGGAGGAACTTGGACTATTGATAATGGAGTTGTTAGCAATGCTAAACTTGGTACAGGAATAAATTCTGAAAAATTAGCAGATGGGAGTGTAAGTAATACTGAGTTTCAATATATAAATACATTGAGCTCTAATGTACAAACTCAATTAAATGCTAAACAAGGCAGTGTTACCTTAACTACCACTGGGACATCAGGCGTAGCCACATTACTTGGTAACACGCTAAACATTCCAAACTACGCAGGCGGGCTTTCTAATCTAGTAGAAGATCTTACTCCGCAGCTGGGGGGTACATTAGATGCCAACAGCCAGATAATTGACATGGGCACTAATACCATTACCGACACTAAAGTTGGTCAATGGGATACAGCTCATGGATGGGGAAATCACTCGTCCGCAGGTTATGTTACAAGTTCTGGTGTAACAAGTGTTACAGGTACAGCTCCAGTAGTTTCTTCAGGGGGAACAACACCTGCTATATCAATGGCAGCGGCAACTACATCAGCAAATGGTTATTTAACCTCTACTGATTGGAATACATTTAATGGTAAGCAAGGAAGTATAACCTTAACGACTACTGGTTCATCGGGCGCTGCTACTTTAGTAGGTACAACTTTGAATATACCTCAATATAGCGGTGGCGGAGGTGGTACAGTAACAGAAGTCACAGCAAACGCGCCTTTATCTGTAACAAGTGGAACGACAACACCTGACTTAACGCTTGCGCAAGCCACAGCTTTAGCTAATGGATTTCTGAGTTCAACCGATTGGTCAACATTTAACACAGGTGCAGGATTAGCAGCAACAGCAAATCAAAATTCAACAGCCACAATTTTAGGAGGTAACTTAACAGGTACAGTTAATTCAGTTGCAGTTGCAACGGTTACAAGTGGCGCAGCATTAGGAGCGACGGCACAACAGCCTCCAAGTGAAGGTGCTTTTGTTGATGGAGACAAGACTAAGCTAGACGCGATAGAAGCCTCAGCAGACGTAACTGATGCAACAAACGTTACTGCCGCGGGTGCATTGATGGATTCTGAAATGACCGATTTAGCGGGTGTAAAAGGGGTTACAATCTCAACACTACAAGTTAAACCATCAGAAGGAGCATTTGCAAACGGAGACAAAACTAAATTAGATGCTATTGAAGCAAGTGCTGATGTAACAGATGCTACCAATGTTACAGCTGCTGGCGCCCTAATGGACTCTGAAGTAACTAACCTTGCTGCTGTAAAAGCTTTTGCTACCACTGATTATGCTACTGCAGCTCAAGGATTAACAGCCGATGCTGCATTACCAAAAGCGGGTGGGGCAATGACAGGTGCTATAACTGGCAACCAAGATATAACAGGTAAAAGACCAATAGTTACTGATACAACTCAAACTATAAATCTAACATTAGGCACACATGAAGGCAGTTTTATATATTCTAACAATGGAGCTGCTGTAACTGTAAATATTCTATTAAATACATTACAAGCGTTCCCTGTAGGTACAGAGATTGATATAATTCAAGCGGGACTAGGTCAGGTAACAATAACCCCAGCGGGGAGCGTTAATTTAAATGGTGCAAATGCAGCAATCCCAATTACAGCACAATGGGGTGGGGCAACATTAAAACAAATAACAGCGGACAACTGGATAATTGTTGGTAAAATATAATATATGTTTGGATTAACCTTAGGAGCAACAAGTTCAAGTGGTGGTGGTGTTGCGGCTGCTTTCGACTTTGAAAATGCTTTACAACTCGATGGAGTAAATGACTATGTCAATTTCACAGAGCAAACATATGCTTCAACCGTATTCTCCGCGTCTTTTTGGATAAGATACACAAACGTCAGAAGTAACAACATAATATTTGGCTCTGATTCTAATACTTTCAAATATTTCAGGCTCGATAGTGAAACTCAATTTAGTATGCGTACTAGGTCGTCAAGTTCAACCATTGATACATTTACAGTTCCCGCTTTAGCTAATGGTACATGGTATCATATAGCGGTATCATTAGATAACGGAACAAATTTACTATGGTTAAATGGCACTCAATACACATCCAATTCTAGTGTAAATTACGCAGCCGAAAATATTGCTGTTGGTAGAATTGGTGGTCGTTCAAACACGACACAAATGACGGAGGCAATAATTGATGACTTTATTATTCAAAGTACAGTATTAGACCAAACGGAGGTAGACTCTATCTACAATAGTGGCGCAGGCAATCTACCAACAACTGTCTTTTCGAATTCTGATGTTTACTTTAAATTCGATGAATCTTCAGGAACAAGCGCGGCAGACTCAAGTGGCAACAGTAATACAGGAACGCTCAACAACTTCACAGGCGCTTATTATTTTGTGCCTCACTCTTATGCGTATCCTTTTATGAATGCTTTGCAATTCGATGGTGTAAATGACTACGTAAGCATTGGAAGTTCTGTAAGTGTGAGCGCGGAAGCCACAGTAAATATGTGGGTTAAGTTTTCAGACCTTAATACCAGACTTGTTTCGGACACAAGTAATACGGCAGTAATATGGACGCCTACAAGTACATCTGTAAGGGTATATTGTGGGGGTGGCTTTCGGGACTTTGTAGTGCCAACTATGAGTCTCGGAACTTGGCATATGATAACAGCGACAAGGGACGCTTCTAGTGGATGGCGAGTTTATTTAAACGGTACAGAAAGCACAAGCGGATTGCAAGTACGAGCAGGCACATTTAATGTAGATAGATTAGGTAACTTAGGGAGTGTCTATTCAGATATCGTTCTTGATGAGCTATCTATACTTGATGGTACAACGGCAAGTGATATTCAAATTAAATCACTTTACAACTTTGGAGACGGGGCTGACGCTAACACGGCGCTTGGCTCTACTTCTTTATATTATAAATTTAATGAATCATCAGGCACAAGTGTAGCAGATTCAAGCGGTAATGGTAACACAGGCACTTTAAATAATTTCACAGGAATTTATTTTATTCTTCAGGCGATTTACAACTTTGGAAATTACATTCAACCTGATGGTGTGAATGATACAGGTGAATTAAATTCACAAATTACACTTGGCACATCAACAGATTGGGTTGTTTCTTTTTGGGTAAAGGGTAGCGGTAGTTCTAACACAACAAATACAATACTTAGTAACAGAACAAGTAGCGGTTATTATTCGTACCTTAGAACAGGTGCAACACCTTATGTGAGGTGGTCTTTTGGCGCAAACAACACAAGGCACGATTGGAGTCAATCAGCGTTGTCAGGATGGGATGACAATGCATGGCATCACGTTTACTTTTACAACGTGGTCGGAGCAGTACATCTTGTTTTTGACGGAGTTGATTATGGAGATGGAACGGCAACAGCAACACAAAACGGTGTTCGTATAAGAGACTTCTTTTACCGACAAGTAACAAATAGTATTCATTCAAAGGTAGCTATGGATGATTTTATTGCTCACGAAATAACAGGTAGTGTAGCGCAAGCACAATCTCTTTATAATAGCGGTGCAGGCGAAAATCCTTTTAGTGTTTTCGGAGCAACGCCTCAATATCGGTACAAGTTTGATGTCGCAAATACAGCGACAACAACAATTCCAAATAGTGGTAGCGCAGGTTCAAACGACTTAACACTAAGCAACTTTACAGGAGCATATTTGTTAGAACATACATTCTCACCAATCGACTTGAGTCCTTTATTTTGGATGAATGCTTCAGCAGGTGTTACAGAGTCAGGCGGTGCTGTTAGCGCGTGGGCAGATCAAAGTGGAAACAGCAATGACTTTTCACAGAGTTCAGGTTCACTACAACCAACGTATGACGCGACAGGATTAAACGGATTGCCAACAATTATTTTTAACAATAAGGAATTAGTAAGTGGTGTTTTAAGTAGTCAAATATCCAATATCACAGTTTATTGTGTGTGGAAAATGGACACTAACTACAACGGTGGAACTATATTGGGACAAACATCAGGTGCTAACAATAAACGATTCTTTTGGTATGACCCAGAAGACAGTATCTATTATTGGGATGGCGGTACAAGTAGTAAGATATTAGCAGCAAGTAATGACCCATTAGTATCTGCTGAAGCCTTTGTAATTCGCTCTGATTCAAATGGGGATGGAGAAGGTCGAGTTAATAATGATGCTTTTAGCGCTGAAAATAATGTTCAAGGCCTAACTACAGATGATGCGGCAATGACGATAGGTAATCGAGGAGCGGGCGCAGCAAGGCGGTTACAAGGTCGCATTTCTCAATTAATAGTTTATCAAGGCGAGCATACAGATGCTCAAGTTAATAACGTAATGAACTACTTAAACGGCATATACTCAATATGGTAAGCAAAGCATTTAATGAAGAGGATTATTCAGCACTAAGGGATGAAATCAATAACGATTTAAATCTACCTAGGGTAGAAGATAATGGTTATCGGATGGAATCTTATTTGCCGCATGTTGATAAAGCAGATATACAAGAAACAGAGGATGAAAAATCTGAACCTATGTATTTAATTTACATAGACTCAATCACAGAAAATTACTTAACTGATGAATAAATACGGATACATAACAGACAACACCTACGAGGTTACTAGCACAGCTATAACTTGGGACTTTGTTAAATATAACGAAGACGAATCAACAACAGATTTTGTTGGCATCGAAAGCACAATTGCAATTGATTCTGACAAGGTTGTGATGTTTGAATCACCACAGGCATTCAACGCCTGGAAATACGAATTTCAACCAGAAGAAGACGTCTAGTCATGGAAAACGAAACTATTATACCAATGTTAGTTGCTCTTATAGGCGCACTCGGGCTTAAAGAAGGTTGGAATATCTGGAAGAAAAAAATAGACGCTTCTGCACAAATTAAATCTAATAAAAGAGAAGATAATAAATTTAGAATAACTGAATTAGAGGCCAGGGTGGATGAGCTCTATAAAAAGATTGAAGCTCTAATGGAAGAAAATGCTAGCCTAAAAGCTAACATAGCTAGATTAGAAGAAAGAATATTATTAACAGCAAAAAATAGAGTTAAAAATCATAAACAAAATTAATAAGGCTATTAGTAAGTTAAAAATTTATATAAACAACTTACATACTTTATTTAATTACTTCATAATTTTACAAAAAATAGATAAAAATGGCAGACGATTTATTTGATGGAGTTCAAATTTTGAACCCAAGGGAGTTAAATCTCAGAAAACAAGAAGGCAATACTGAAAGTAGTATAGAGCCTAAAGAAGAAATAAAAGAAGAACCACAGACTTCTGAAGACAATTCAGAAAATGTTTTAGAAGATGGTTTAAAAATGTTAAGTCCTCAGGAGCTAAGAGCTTCTAATAAAGGAGTTAACGAAGATAATATAGAAGAAACAAGTGAAACTGTTTCTAATAAAAAAGTTAATGCAAATAATGTTGATATAGACATAAAGGCATTAGCAAGCGTTCTTTCAAATAAAGGATTATTAGAACTAAATGAGGAAACCTCTTTAGAGTCTGAAGAAGATCTACTTGGCTTAATGGAGCAACAAACTGCTGAAAAGGCAGACTCTATGCTAGAAGGATGGATTAAAAATCTGCCCCCAAAAGCACAAGCTTATTTAGGTCTTATAGAAGATGGAGTAGATGCTGATATGTCAGTGGGACTTGTAGAAAGTAAAGCGTTTGTAGAAAATCTATCTGCGCAAAGTCCCTCTGAAGATTTAGAATCTGCTTACAGGCTATATTTATCTAATTTAGGAATGTCGGAAGAAGAGATTTCTGAAGAAGTAGAAGAAGCTAAAGATCTTTCTAAACTATCAGATAAAGCTTTAAAAGCAAAACCTAAACTTGTAGCTGCCATTGGCAAGGAAGAAGCAAATGCTAAAAACGTAATTGCACAGAGAGCTAGGCAAGAACAAGAACAAAGGGATGAGTATATTAAAACTTTAGAAAATAGTATAGAAACCTCTAATGAGTTAATAGCAGGAATGAAGCTTACCCCAAAGATGAAAGAAAAAATTAAAGATTCTTTTATGATAGCGGTAGAAGAAAAAGACGGAGTTCCCCTAAATCAAGTTAATGCTAATAGAACTAGAAACCCACAGGCTTTTGACATTCTATTACATTATTATACTCAACTGGGTCTTTTTAATATTAATGAAAAAGGGGTTGCAAAACCTGATATTTCGGCATTAAGAAGAAAAGTAACTTCAGATACTACTAATAGTCTTTTAGACATCGTAACAGAAAAACAATCTAAAGGCGAAGTGAGTTCAAAGACTTCTTCGTTTATAGATAAACTAAGTAAAATAAATTCTTAATTAATTAATCTAAATTCAAATGTTAAATTTACAGAAGTACCAAGCTGTTGATTACAGAGGTTTAGTGACAGACAATCACTTTCACTCTTTGTACCAGCAGAAACCACAGCTAATAAGCAATGTGATTAAGCAGATTTATGCAACTGACTTGCATATGTCTTATCTAAATTTTTATGAAAAATTCCCTATTGAGTATGTAGACCAAGAGAATGGTTTCTACGAGTGGATGCTACAGGGACAACATGAGCGTAACTACCCTCTATTAGATGCTGAAGATTTCTCAGGAAACACAACTTCTGCTGGAACTTTCACTGGAAGTGCAGGCGGTGGCTCAGGTCAATTCTATCTACATTTTTCTGAAGACTTTGCAGATGTGCATGATGTTCTTTTAGGTGAGCAAGAATATGTTAAAGTATTCGTACAAGAAAAAGAATCTGTAGGTTCTGGCATGCGTTATAGAGTACAATTCTTAACAGATGACTCTGATGCGTCTATTCCTGTAACAGAAGAGTTGTTTGTAGGAGCTAAGTTCTCTCGTGATTACAACTTGCAGAATGGAACTCTTTCTTATACTGGTTCTTCTCCTAACTTCTCTTCTCCTTTTAGAATGAGAAACCGTCCATCTATGATGCGAATGGATTATGAAGTAGCAGGTAGTACTATCAACAAAGGTGGAAATGAGCCTCTAGAGTTTGGTTTCCAATTCCCTGATGGTTCTGTAGAAAGTGCTTGGATTAACTACCAAGATATGATTGCTGATATTCAGTTCCAAAACATGTTTGCTAGAATGAACATCTACGGACAGAAGAACTGGTCAGTTGACAATCGTTACTTACTTTCTGATGAGAAGACTAACTTCTCTGTAGAAGCAGGTGAAGGTTTGATGAATCAAATCGCTCCAGGTAATATTCACTATTACAATTCTTATGATCTTGATTGGCATGTTGATTTGCTAGTTGATATGGGAGTAGGCCGCCTTGAAAGAGGTAAGCGTATGTTAACCATCTATACTGGTGAATTTGGTGCTATCGAAATCCATAAGCAAATTCAGGCTAAAGCTAACCAATGGACTATCCTTACAATGGATCCAGGATTCTACAGGAAGACTAAGGATACTAATACAGGAAGTGATAATACTTTTGGTTTTGGTGGTCAGTGGAATGAGTATCAGTCTTACAATGGTGTTAAACTTAAAGTAGAGATTATTCCATTCTTTGATGATGATATTCGATTCAAGACTCGTCACCCAGGTGGAAACAAAGGGGTAGTAGAATCTCACCGAATGATCGCTTTTGATTACGGAGGAGATGCTGGTATCAAGCGTATTATGCCTAAGGGTGCTCAGGAAGAGTGGGGTTATATCTCAGGTCTTCGTGATCCTTGGTCTCCAGGTGGTAAAGGTACTCCTAAGTCTATCGCTTCTGAAGTAGATGGCTACAAGGTTATCCGCGCTAAGTGGGGAGGTATTAAAGTTGAAGATCCTACAAAGATCGTAGACCTTCGATACAATTATGTTCGTTAATTTCTAAACTAAATACTTGATTAAAATGGCAGGCAGTATTACAAATAAAGCAAAGGCTGGGGGACAAGATATCCCTCAGCCAACGCTTAAAAATTTCTTAATAAAAAATAAGATCGTTAAAATTAAACCCGTTATAAGGGAAGGTAAATGGGAGACTCTTCTAGATAAAAGAAGAAGAGACGCTTTCATGTATAACTCCACAAAAAGGACTTTTACTTTACCTAACTCTTTAAGAACAGGTACTCTAGTACAAGTATTGGATGATGTAGAGCTCGTAAAGACTCCTCAATATCCAGACCTTGTAACAGAAAGACAATTTTTTGAAAAACAACTAAACAGGGATCTTTCCATTTATAATAAAAAGGGAGAGAACTTTTGGTTAGATGATAATATAACAAGAGTAGTTTTAACTAAAGACGGCGAAGAGTTAAATATGGAGGATCCTATAGACGTAATTCGTTTTAGGATATTACTAGCAAATAGAGAAACTATTGCAACCTCTTTGACTAGCGCAAAAACTAAACCTACTTACGAATTTTATGTAGAAGACGAAGAAGTGGAAACTTCTAGAGAATTAGATATAGCAGAAAAAGAGTCTAAGGCTTTTTCTTATTACAATGAGTATAAGGTAAGCGGCAATAAAATGCGCAACTTCCTTAAAGTTTCTAACAAAGGATTTAGCCCTGGGGCTACAGACTCTTGGTTAGCTCAAGAAGTATTTAAGAGCTTAAAAGATGATTTAGATAAATTTTTATCTATTGTAGAAGACCCATTGTTTGACGACAAGGCATTTGTATACGATGCTGTTAGAGCAGGGGCTTTAGTAAGAAAAGGCAGAGATTCTTATGTATTAGATGATGGAAGTAAGACTGGA